CCAGGATTTTATGAACGCAAAATTACTATTCCAGCGTGGACTGTATTAACTGGTGCAGAACATAAAACAGGCTATACCGTTCGCCTAGAAAAAGGCACTATTGCCGTAAATGTAGAAGATTCAGTAAAAATATTAACTGCGCCATTGCAATTTGAATCAAAACCTGGCGCCCAACGTGTAGGACGTGTATTTGATGAAGAAGTAGTTTGGGTTGATGTTTATGAAAATCCTGATAATTGTCAAGATTTAGATATATTGGAAGAACGGTTATTTGTTATTCCTGAATGTGGTTTGCAAGACAATAGATTAAAAAAAGAATTAAAAGAAATTCATGACAATTACAAGATTTTTTGTAAAGAATTAGGCCTAAATCAAGAAGAAATTGATAAAATAGTATCAATTAAACATGATTTAATGGAAATGCCAATTGAATATGCAACAGAATTACGGCCATCCAAAATTCATGGTAGCGGTTTATTTGCAACAAAAAGCTTTAAAATGTGGGATGTAGTTTGCCCATGTAGATTAAACGGAAAACGAACACCAGGCGGTAGGTATATCAATCATTCCCATAAACAGAATCTTATGCCAGTAAAAATTGGTGATGATATTTATGCGATTGCTTGTAAAGATATTTACCAAAATGAGGAATTATTGTTGGATTACCGTTCTATGGTTCGTGTTAATTTTGGTATTAATTTAAGAGGGGAAATTCCATGTCAGCCGGTGTATCAAGCACAGTAATTGCTGGAACAGTCATTGGTGGCGCCATGCTTGGTTCTGCATATATGCAGTCACAAGCCGCTGGAAATGCCGCTAGTCAATATGCCAATGCCGCCAATCAAGGTATTAATTATAGTCAGGGTATTTATAACGACATTAAAGGTATGGCCCAGCCATATATGAATACAGGCACACAAGCCAATTATGGTTTAAATGCTATGTTGCCAGGACAATATACNGATGCAAGTGGAAATACTCAACAAGGTAGTGGATATTTAACTGCCCAGCCAACAATGAATGATTTAACTNCNTTNATGCCAAATTACAAGTTTGGATTAACGCAAGGTTTNGGTCAATTTAATTCGCAACTTAATGCTGGTGGTGGTGCAGTTAGTGGAAATGCCATCCAAGGCGGTCAACAATTTGCCCAAGATTACGCTGGTAATCAATTGCAAAACGCATATAGTAATTATCAATCAAACCGTCAAAACGTTGCTAGTAACATATTTAACGCTAATAACATAGGTATGAATGCACTTCAAACGGTATCCAATGCTGGTACTGGAACTGCTTCTAACGTTTCTAATATGCTTTCAAGCATCGGTAATGCACAAGCTTCTGCAACAATGGGTTCTGCTAATGCTTACGCTAATGGTTTAAGTGGTATTAGCAACTATGCCATGTTATATGGTTTAAATAAAATGAACGCGCCAACGCCAACGGGTCAATAGGAAATAATTATGGCTGAATTTACTGCGGATTTAAGTCCAAAAAATACTAATCAAATGACCCTTGGGGACATGATGAAAGTAGGCCTGTATTCGGCTGAAACTGCTATTGCTAATCGTCAAGCGCAAATGGCAGAACAAAAAGCAAAAGAAATGCCAATTATTCAACAATGGGCTAAAGACCCAGCAAATAAGCTTCCTGATGGTTCTTTTGATTTGGAACAAGTTCCAGCATTAATTTCAGTAGCACCAATGTCGGGGCCTGAATATGCTGACAAAATTATTAGTTTGACTAAAAACCATATTGAAACTAACAAAGCATTAAATGAACTTTCAGAAAGCAATAGGAAGCCATTTGCTTCTGTTTATGGCTCTTATGGGCGAATGGCCGCAAATGGTCAAAAAGTAAATCCTGGTGACATTGTTCAATCTTTAGAAACTTTAAAACAATATTATCCACAATTGACTAAAGCGGCAAATGGTCAAATTAAAGGATGGCAAGCTTATCCTAAAGATCATCCAGTTGACCCTCAATCTTTATTAAAAGCACAAAATGAATCATTAACTCCAACTCAATTAATTGACCAATTTGCACCTAAAGCTGAAACTGCTACTATTGGTGGCGCACAACGTCCAATAGTACGTCAACCTTCTATGACCGGTGAACAACCTACTATTACTCCTACTGAATTTGGTGGTGGTCCTAATGCTGTTGGTGGTGGCGGTACAACTGAAGCGCCTAAACCAAGCGCAAAAGACCGTGACATTATTAAATATGACACTTATCTTGATTACAAACAGAATCCAGCACTTGCCAACTACACAGACGAACAAAGGGACGCTTTAAAAGAAGGTAAATTACTTCTTAAAGAAAGTAATGCAATTGCTTCTGCCGCTAAAGAACAAGAAGCCAATACACGTGGCGTTATGGAAAATATTTCTGCCGCTTCAGGAAACCGCCCAGGTCAATTGTTACGTCAGGGTGGAAAGTATATTGTTGGTAATGCAACACAAGAAATGTTGAACAAAAACATTGCACGTATGGCCGCGGCTTCTGAAGTTATGGGAACTGCTAAAACAGACCAATCCCGTTCAGATGCCAAAGTTATCAATGGTAGCGATGATTTAACAGCACAAGCGTTAACTGACATTGTTTCACGTGCAGATGCTACTGTTAAAGCCGCAAATATGTTTAATAGCGCATATAACAAATTAATAGAAAAACGTGGTGTTAATGGTTACATTCAAGCAGAAAAACTTAAATCTGCTTGGGTTGATAATTATGATGTTCGCATGGCCCAAATTGATGCTTTGGCCGCTTCTAATTCACCTGAAGCAAAAGCNAAAGCAAATGAAATTTACGCTACTATTCCTAAAGATGCACGTGAAGAATTTAACCGTAAATGGTNTAATCTTCATGCTTTAGAGCAAGGAAAGTTTAGATAATGGCTGATGATATTGAAGTCCCTGGACTAAAATTCCTAGGTGATTCTAATGTCACCATTGCACCGGCGCCTGATAAATACAAGGATATGCCTACGCCGGCAAAGACTAAATCTGCACCGGATATAGTTGATCTTCAACCTGATCTTTTAGACCGTGTAACAAAGCTTAAAGACCTTTGGAAAAGCAATAAAGAATTAAACCCCAAAGGCGAAGATTTACCTATTACTAGCGGTTACAGAACCCTAGAACAACAACGTGAAGAATATAAGAATCGTCTTAAAAATCCTAATTTAGTTGCTGAACCTGGAACAAGCCGCCACGAAAAAGGCGATGCAGTAGATATTCATCCACGTGTACCTGATTCATTACTTGCAGAAGTAGGTTTACATCGTCCACATGGCGCTAAAGACCCAGTTCACGTACAAATTAACCCTGATTTGCCTTATGAATCCAATGTTGAACCGAATACTGGCAATGACATTGAAATTCCAGGCTTAAAGTTTGTTGACCAAAATTACGAAAAACCCAAAAATTGGGTTGAAGAATTTCAAAAACCATTGCGTGAAATGTCAATGGAAGATTGGAAAAAGAATAGTTTAGCCGCGCCAATAATGGCCTATACCGCTGGCAGTATGCCGATAATTGGCGATGAAGCTATGAAAAAAGAAGCTGAAGCCAATTTGCTTGCAAAATATGAAGCCGCTAAACAAGGCGTTAAATCTTTTGCAGAACATCCTGGTGAATCTATTACNAACATTGCAAAAAGTATTTATGAAAACCCTGGNCGTTTTGCTGGCGAAACACTTAAAGGNGCCATTTATGACCCTGAATTTGCAGTTAGAACACCATTAGGTANTATGGTTGCAAAAACTGCTGAAAAAACGGGCAATGCAATATCTGGCATTGGTGGTGCAGTTGGCCGTAANGTTAAAGCTGGAACAATNGGAAACATTGCAACCGATGTAATGGGTATTCCTATTGATAAAAGCGGTGAAGTGTTGCGTGAAGCCGCACGTTCAGGATATGCAAATCCACGTAACGTTTCTGAACTTGCTGAAAATATGCGTGGCAATAGGTCACCAGCAGATTTGGTTGAACAATTCCGTTCTGCTTTAGAAAATACACGTCATGCACGTAGCGAATCTTATAAAGAAGGTATTGCAACTACTAAAGGCAACCAAGTATTTTTGGACTTTAAGCCTATTCGTGAAGAATTTAATAAAACACTTGAAACNCTTAAATCTAGGGGTGTTGGTGGTGTAGAAGCTTCTAAAGTTGGTCCTGAAACAATGTCTAAAGTTAANGAAATTAAAGGCATTTTGGATGAATGGGAAAACAAGCCTGAACTTCATACTGCNGGTGGATTAGATGACCTTAAACAACGTATTGATGACGTTTACACACAAGGTATGACNAATCAGGCTAAACGTGTCCTTACAAACACTCGTAATAAAGTAAAAGACACCATTGTTAAACAAGACAAGAATTATGAAAAAACAATGTCCGAATATGAGGAAGCTTTAGCTACTGAACGTGAAATTGAAAAATCTTTAGGGCTTGGTCCAAAAGCTTCTGTTGACCTTACATTACGCCGTCTTAAAACCATGATGGGTCCAACATCCACTATGGGTAATGAATTTAGACGTGAATTAACAAAACAACTAGCTGAATCAGGAAATCAAAACTTAATGGAAGCATTAGCTGGCCAATCATTAAAAGAATGGCACCCATCCGGTTTAGCTGGTCCAGCATTAGGAATGAACGCTTTATATACTACTGGCCGTGTGTTATCAGGCGATGTAACGCCATTATCAGGGTTAGCACTTCCATTCCAAAGCCCACGTGTTATGGGAGAATTAATGTATAAAGGCGGTCAAACTGCTAAAAAACTTGTTGAAGCCAAACAAGCCGCTAAAACAAAATTAAGTGAAATGACTTCAAGGAAATAATATGGCAAGTGTACTTTTATCCCCAGTTGGAAATAGCGGTATTCCATTTTTTGATAACAATGGCATACCTTTAAATGCTGGATTGGTTTATACATATCAAGCCGGTTCTAGTACCTTGTTAACTACATATACTACTGTTAACGGAAATATTGCTAATCCAAATCCAATTGTTTTAAATGCTTCCGGACAAATGCCAAATGAAGTTTGGTTGCAAACTGGGTATAGCTACAAATTTGTTATTCAAACTTCTGCTAATGTAACTATCCAAACACTAGATAACGTTTATCCAATATTACAAAGCGCAACTGCTTCAGGCGCAACAATACCGGCTGGATTGATTGCTATTTGGTCAGGGTCAACTGGTTCCATTCCATCCGGCTGGTTAATTTGTGATGGTACTTCCGGTACGCCTGATTTGCGTTCAAGCTTTATTATTGGCGCTGGTTCTACATATTCAGTAGGTCAAACTGGCGGTTCTGCTGATGCTATTGTTGTAAGTCATACCCATACTGTTACTGACCCAGGTCATAAACACAATACAACTTCTACTGGTTCAGGTTCATTGCTTAATGCGGCCGCCAGCGGAGCAACTGGTGCAAACACTTCAACAACTGATACCGCAACAACTGGCATTACATTGCAAACTGCCGGTACTAGCGGTACAGGCGCCAATCTTCCACCATATTACGCATTAGCGTTCATCATGAAAACATAATGGAAATCACCATGTTTGAAATTGACCCAGTTAAGTATGGAGTTTTATGGCAAAAAGTAGAAAGCTATGAAGCAAAATTTGATGAAATGTCTAAAAAAATAGACAAAATGGAAAATTCCATAGAACAATTAGTCGCTATGGCCAATAAAGGCCGCGGTGGATTTTGGGTGCTACTAATGGTTATATCTGGAATTAGTTCTTTTGTAGGGTTTATTGGACATTATTTAAGTAGCAAATAAGGACGGTATAAGAAAGTGTTTAATGTCAGACCCGTTTGGAATAACAGAAGGAGTAAAAACTCTTTCCGGTAGCCTTGATGCAAGCCGGGAAGCGGCTAAAGGGTTATCTAAAAGTATTGAAGGTGTACAACAAGATGCCACAGACGTAGCCCAAAGAAAAGCAATAGAAAGACGTAGAGCATTAAGAGAAGCAGAATTTAAAAAACAAACAGCGTTGATTAAAGCATTGGAAGATTGGAATAAAAAGAAACAAATTAGCGATCAGGAAGCAAAGTTAAAAATAGACTTTGTTAAAAAATATGGCGCTAAAGAATGGGATGCAGTATTAAGGATTAAGTTGGATATTGAAAATATGGAACGCAAAGCAAACGAAGAATACCAACATGACCTTAAAGAAGTGCGTAGAGTTCAATTTGTTTGTTTTGCATTAGCCGCTTTAATATCCTGGTATTTAACTTGGGGCATTAAATGAACGAAAGATGGATATGGTTTTTTATAGCATTGTGTATTTGGCTTACTGCGGGAATTTTAATTATGGGAACTTATTAATATGTTTAGCATAAGGAACACATCATGTCTTTAGACCCTATTTCAGCGGCATTAGACCTTGGCGGCAAATTAATAGACCATTTCTTTCCGGACCCAGCACAAGCGGCCGATGCCAAATTAAAGTTATTAGCACTTCAACAAAGTGGCGATTTGGCCACAATGACTGCTCAAACCGANATAAACAAAACAGAAGCGGCTAATTCATCNGTATTNGTGTCAGGATGGCGCCCAGCAATCGGTTGGGTGTGTGCTTTAGCTTTGGCATACCAATACTTGTTTAGACCGCTTGCCGGAACCGTAGCCGGTGTTCTTGGCGTTACTATTCCACCATTACCTGGCCTTGATGACAATTTATGGCAATTAATGATGGGTATGCTTGGAATGGGTGGTTTACGCACCTTTGAAAAGGTTCAAGGAGTTGCTTCAAAATGAACAATAAAGAACATATTCTGACAATTGCGGCCTGGTCATTGGTTTGTGTTGTAGTGGCTATGTTAGCTATGTTTGCTTTTGCGGTTATTGACCCAAACGTTGATGATGAAAAAGTATTTCAAATTATTGGCCCGGCATTTCAAACTATTGTTGGTGGCTTTATTGGTCTTATTACTGGCATAAAGATTGGCAATAGCGATGACTAATGACCAATTAACAACTTTAGGTATAGAAGATAAATGGCTTGACCCACTAAACGCTACGTTTGATAAATATGATATTTCTACTCCAAAGCGCCAGGCTGGCTTTATAGGACAATGCCAACATGAATCTAATAATTTTAGAACTTTGGAAGAAAACCTTCATTACTCCGCTGATGCACTTATGCGTGTTTGGCCCAGCCGATTTTCTGATAGAGCAATGGTTGAAAGTTATGCAAACAACCCTGAAAAAATAGCTAATAAAGTTTATTCCGGTCGCATGGGCAACACGGAAGATGGTGATGGTTGGAAATATCACGGTAGAGGAATTATTCAGTTAACTGGAAAAGATAACTACTTATTTTGTGGACAAGCCCTTAAACTTGATTTAATGGACAATCCTGACCTTTTATTAGAACCGATGAACGCTATGCTATCTGCCGGCTGGTTTTGGAATAAGCGTGGTTTAAATGCCGCGGCTGATGTGTCAAGTTGGGAAGAAGTTACTCGTAAAATTAACGGCGGTGTGTTGGGTTTAGACGACAGAATTGCTAAAATAACCAAAGCATTACAAATCTTGGAAGGATAAAAAATGACTACAAATTTCACCGTAAAAGGTAAAGTTGGTAAATCTTCAAAAGAACATTACATTGTTTTACGTGAACATGAAAAATCAAACGAAAACGAATTGCATCGTTTAGAAGATAAACTTAAAAAACATGAAGCTTTGCCAGCAAGTAAGGCACATGGAAAATCCCAAAAAGATGCCCCATTGCCTAATATGCGTAAGTATTAACGAATACGTGTTACTTTAGCCTTACGTAGCACTTGTTCATATTGTTCTTTAGCCTGGTCATCTAGGCTACGAAGTGGAAGATTTTGATAATACTTCCATTTATCCCTATATTCCTGAAGTTCTGATGGTGGTACCCAACCAGCTATACGCCAACGAATAGTTATATCAGTACCGGCGGCAGTCCAAATATGTTCGTTCATAAATCAGTTTCCCTAATAATTTGTTTAATTAAAGGCCCAACAAAACAAGAAGAAAAGTCATCTAAATTTAAAAATCTATCTTCTTTTATTACGTTTAATTCCCAAGATTTTTCATTATATGTAATTGCAATTTTTGCATCACCAGTTCTTTCTGTTGTTATAGAAATTCCAATATTATTATGTTCTATTCCAAGCAAATTAAATACGTGTTCAAATTCTTTTTCAATTTTGTAACCAGTAATAATTGACCTAGATTCATCGTCAGTAAGAATATGTTTCATAAGTGATATACCCCAATCCTAAATCCATAAACAATTACTAAAAATACGGCCATTGCCGCCCCTAATAAACCACCTAAAATAATATCTTTCATTTGTTTTCCTTAATTGGGTGACAGGCCGAAGTCTTTTTGTATAACAGTCGCTTCATATAGCCGTTGCCGAATAGTGTCAGCGGCCCGTCCTAGATTATTTGGATGTAACTTTTAAAGTGATTACNGCAGTNGTTTTGGTGTGCTTGGCNATTAAATCTGCTGGCACATTGGCTTCAGCAAATACTGCTTTATTGTCAACGGTAGCGCGTTGTGAAAGGGTAACGCAAGCTTTAAACAAATTGCCTTCAATGTGGCCTTCATTTTGTTTAAGTTCGTTTTTTATAATATCTGCTTGTTTTTCCAAGTCAGCGATTTGGGCTAATAACATACCCAACTGGTCAACTTTGTTTAACTGAATGTCGATTGCTTTCATGATTTTTCCTTTTATCTATCACCGCAACGTTGCGATATAAGTAATTTACTAAAGAAAACTTCACTACGCAAGAATTATTTTATTAGGACATACCCGTAGTTGCAAAAAAGCAACAGGGCTGTATTTGGCAGTTACTAGCTATATGGTTGAAAGCCGCAAAATTCCATACTTACTGCATCCTACAATGGCGGCTTAACGCCCTTAAATAAGGTGGGGTACTAACAATCCGTATGTGAAGCGGAAAATCGNTTGTTTTCCCCCATAAATCTATTTGTGATTGTTTTTTAACTGCCAAAATTCTAACAGTTTTGTAAACATTAACCAGTAGCGGTCTAAATCTTCTGCGCTATGCTCTATAACTTTTGCGCCAGTAAAAACAATATTGCCTTCAACCATTTTGTAACCAACAAAAACGTTGGCACACCTGGCTTTAGGCATATCAAAACCCTGACGGTAAGCCGCTAATTGCATCCCATGCTCTGGAAAAACATCAACTTTAGAAAGGTCCGTAGTTTCTTTTGTTTTTAGGTCAATAGAAATACCTTCAAACCCATGCTTTGCTTTAGCCGTTAAATCTGATTTGCCGCCAAAACCCATAGGATGTGCAAAGCTTAATTCAGGCAACCAAAGTTGTTCCCCAAAATGGTCTTTAATGGCCTGTTCTACGGGCCGACAAATTGGCATAGCTTCAGGTATTAACTGTCCTTCAAAAAACGCCTGTATGGTTGCATGAATGTTTGTACCCCTATCCGCGGCAATACGACCAGTTTGCTTGGAATCCATCATGACCCTTTCAAGCCATGCTTGTTCCGGTTCGTTAAGTTCTCTAGGTAATGTTAAAGCACTTAAAAGGACTTGTTGTTGTTTCCATGTATCAAGGCCTGGCTTTGCCGCAACTCCAAGGATTGTTGTAACGCTTGGGCAAAGATTAAGTGTTCTAGCATCCCGTAGCGTGGTTGGGCGTAGGTTCCCAGTTTTTGATTTGACGGTATATGCTGGATTGCCTTCACGGTCGTACCAATGTCCACTTTCACTTTGACGTTCCTTAATCAACATTTTTGGGTTTTCTTCCACGTTTAGGTTTAAATTCATCCGTTGTTATGTCATAAACGGTTTCAAATACAACTTCAACTGGAATTTTGGAATCAAACTCACCACATAAATCTTCTTGTGATTTGTTTTCGTTTTTTGGGTATCTTCTGCACAAACCATACCGGTCACTTGGTTGGCCAGCATAGTGTTTACATTCAGCACATTTCATAAATTTCTTTCAAAAATGGGGGCATAGCGCCCCCTTGTACATCAAAATGGAATGTCATCTAAATTATCTTCACCAGTTGCAACTGGCGCATTAGGTTCAAACGTATTGCGGTATTCGGCAGACTTTTTGATAACACCTTGCATACCTTCTGACAATTTACTAAATTTATCTTTATCAAATGGGTCAAGAGTAAAAATCATAAGTTCGTTAACACCAACGGGTTCACCAAGCTTTTTCAATGCGGCTGGCACCTGGCTAATGTTGGCAATGTTTGCGTATTCTTTGCCATCATAGGTAGAATGAGTAACGTTAACCATGCAACACTTGCCAAGCAATACTTCTAGGTTAAAACCATCTAATTCTTCTTGGGTAAATGCTTTGCCGCGCCAGGCTTCTAAATCTTTACGTAACGTGGCTTTTTCGTCCAAAGATAGCGTATAGCGTTTAGATACGATTAGCGGTTTGCCTTCAGCGGTTTGAAGCGGTTGGCCATCATTATCTTCACCATGTAATTCAAACATAGTGATAATTTTGCGTTGCATCTTTTTTTTACCCATCCATTCGGTAGTTTGCGTACCAATGTCAATGATGCGGTAAAGACGGGCCACGAAACTGCCGGCTGGTGGTAACTTGAAATCGCCGCCAGTATTGGGGCTTTGTTTTGCAATAATCATTTTTTTTCCTTTGTTAATAAATTTCTTATCACGGTACGGCAATATGAATTTGCGGCAGTACCTTCTGATTCGCTAATTTGAAGCCTTGTTACATCCTTAAATTCAGGATTAAAAACTTTTAAAGCACGTGCTAATAAATCTACTTTACTGTTTGAATTAATTTTATTTTCTGTTACTTGACGAATAAAAGCATGGGCTATATTTGGCAATTCATTAAACTTTTGAGTGCATAAATTTGCATACAATTCTTTAATGTATTGTTGGTTATAACCATCAAGAATCAAACAAGTAGCCGCACTTCTAACCATTGCTGAAGAATAAATTTTTATGTTTTTCCCGCAATATTCAGTTAAATTATTAGAAACTTCACCTACACCAGTATTGTAAATTTCAAGACATTGTTCTGCACTTGTAAGTGATCCGCTATAACAAAGCCTGGCTAACACACGACAAACTTCTGCGGTTTTAGGTGTAACGCCTGTAAGGTCAGACAAAGTACGTTTAATACCGTTATCCAAGACTTTATAAGCTTGATTAGAAACACCAGTAACCACAAGCATAGGAATAGTCATTTCAGCTTCAACAATAGCTTCTAAACGATGCTGACCATCAATAAGCTTTCCTGATTCATCAAATGCAACACCTTGATGAGTTGTAATCCATTCACCACGTTTCATCATGTTTGCAAGACCTGATACCCACCAACCACGTTTATTGCGATTGTCAGTATTTGATTCAAGCATTGTTTTTGCCATTGCTGGAGTAACGTTAACAAGTTGGGTCATTAAATTCATTTTGTACCCCCAAATATTGATCCAAAATTGTTGATCACGTCACGTAACAATGGGTTAACGTTGCTATTACGGGGTTTTCCACAAGCTTGACGTATGCAGTCAACTTGTTGTTGGGATAGAAATTCATTGCTAAATTCCATGTCATCTAAAGCTTTTTCTAGGAATTCTTCATGTTCCAACATTAACTGGCTTAATTCATTTTGCATATTTACTCCTTGTTTATCACGGCAACATTGCCGTACTTACAAATGTAAAGTAAAATTTAGTTCTTGTAAAGAAATATTTAGCAATTTAAGGAAAATAAATGACTAATGCACAATTAATTGATTTGTTAGGCAAGCCAGCAAAAGTAGCAAAGATATGCGGCGTAACAGTCCAGGCGGTGTGTCAATGGCGAAAAAACAACAATATTCCTCATGGTCATTTAACAGCGATGGCCGCCACCATAGAACGCGAATCACATGGATTAGTGACTAGAAAAACCTTGTTTCCAAATAATTGGTGGATAGTGTGGCCTGAATTAAAAAATATGTGATATATTTCTAAACATTGAGGACTGGAATACTCGATGAATAGGGTTTTAGAGGTAACTTTGTGGGTTTTGGAAATAAGATAAGAGGTATTTCCAAAGCCATTCCAGCATAAAGCTACCCCTAAAGCCCTTTTTTATTGTCTTTTCTCAATCGTACTTCTTACGATAACAATGCGGTTAAATCGCCGGCGAGAAAGAAAAGATTGGCCTACCAGCACCCGGTATGCGCCGCATGGCCTTAAATGGGGACCATACAAGTTTTAAGGGACAACGGTGATAGACAACCCTTCTAACGAATGAACATTATCTTTGGAAGCATTAGTTCAAGTACAGGCAATAACTTCTTGAATGGATGGTGGGCTTATCACCCTTGGGGAACCTATGTATCAAAAATACAACATTAGGGAAAGCACCTATAAAATAATTGTTGACCACTAAAGAAAACTTTAGTAAATTATCAATACGGCAACGGTGCCGTGAAAAGAAAAGGAAATAAAAATGAAAAACGCAATGAACGCAACAAAATACTCTGATTCATGGAGCAACGTTGACAAAGCAAGATTTCATTATTTCAGCCCATTCGGTATGCTTGCTCAAAAAGATAAATTTGATAAAGAAATTAATGCACTTGTTGATGCTGGCAAATGCAAATCAGGCGCAATTGTTGCTTACGGTTCATTAAATTATTTCCATACAGACAATTTAAGAAATTTAGCAACTGCTAAAAGGGTTACTAATGCCGATTTGTTTGCAACATTAATTGGCCTTGATATGGCAATTCAAGCTTCAAGAAAATTTATTCAAGAGGTTCAATAATGTTTAATCAATTTTGGAAACATTACCCCAGGAAGGTAGCTAAACGTGCCGCCCTGGGAGCATTTAACCGGCTTACTAAAGACGAACAGGCCCAGGCCGTTGAAGCCATAGAACAACACCTGGCGTATTGGAAACTTAAAGATACTGAAATGGACTTCATACCCCATGCCGCAACTTGGCTAAATCAAGGCCGTTTTGAAGATGAATTAGATATGACACCAAAAGAAATAAAGCGCCCAGCTATGCCTTGGTATAGTACCGATGAATTGACATTGGCCAAGGGCCGCGAACTGGGACTACAAGCATATGCCGGAGAATCTATGGGACAGTACCGTCAAAGAATCCAACAACACATTGGAAAGATGGCGGTATGAGTGCGAAATTAGACGGTTACTTATATACCGTACCCAGCTTGGGCTTACCGGTTTTAGGGGTTATTTTGCTAACCCTAGTTTTGATAAACGCCGTGAACGACTTGCTGGTGATATGTACGACCAATGGAAAAAAGGCAACCGTGGACAACCTGGAGATTGGCGATGATTAATTTATTAATAGCTTTGCTTTTATTTACTGGCGTAGTTTTTTGGACCATTGTTATTGCAATGACTATTTATATTTGGATGAACGAATGAAAGCAGATACACGTGTTGTTGACCCTAATGATTGTGTAGATTATCTATACGAATTTGCACCGGAATACGCTAAAGCCAAGGGTGAACTGGCTGAATTGGAAGCATATAAATCCAGTTTAAAAGCCATCAAAATGAAACAATCAAGCGAACAAAGCTTGGGAGCCCAAGAACGTGAAGCTTATGCCAGCCAAGAATATCAAGACCTTTGCAAAGCTATTGGTGCGGCTACGTACAAAACAGAAATGTGGAAGTACCGCCTAGAAAGTGC